TACTACCAAGAATTTGTCGTTGAAGGGGCAGAATTAAGGCAATATAAACACAAATTCTTGAAGAGATTGGACATGTATCATGAACTAAAATTTGATGAAAAAGAGCAGTACAACTCTGAAAAAGAGAATGAAGAGTATTTAAAAGAATTAAAGGAGAAGCTATGAACGAACGATTAAGAAAAGTCATGGAGGCTAAATATAAGGCCGTGATTGAAGACTGTAAGTATAAGATTAAATGCTACAGTGATCAGGAGATCATCATTCCTGAACATCCAGATATTACAGCTGAGATAGATACCCTGCTAATTAAAATGGCTGAAGCTGAAGACAAGTTGGCAGTAATGGAGCTACACTATGGCAAGAATGAGGCAACAAAAGCTGTTTTGTAGGTATCGGAAAGTGGTTTCTATGTATCGGGTTCCGATACATAGAAAGTCAAAATACGCTGTTCTTTAGAACGGTTCTAAAAAACTAGCCGATTTTGGTAAATTTTCCGATACATAGAAGTCATTTTCCGATACATAAAATGGCCTTCCGATACATATCCCGATACATAAAAGCCAGTAAATACGCCATCCCGATACTTCCGATACATAAATTATTTTTTTCTAAAATTTTTTTGACTCGGGGTCTAAAAGTGACTTCTATGTATCGGAAACTTATAATATAACAAGATATGCCTAGGAAAAGAAGAAAAGCTATTGCCTCTAATACAACTCCCGATATACCTTATCCGAAAGTCCGAGTGGAGTGG